ATGCGCTGATCCAGTCTTTGATCGATGCGTCTATAGAATATTTGGCAAACGCGGCCGATGCCAACATTGACACGTCATCAAAACTCTATGATCTCGCTCAAAAGATTCTCATCACGCATTGGTATGAGAATCGCGAACCGGTTGGAAAAGCCGATATGTTGCCGTTCAGCCTGGATTCTATGATTCTTCAATTGCGCTATACGGCTCAGGATAGCGATGAAAGTGGTGGGGCATCATGAGCAAAGTTTCTGAATATCGCCACCGCATCACGCTTCAAAAACAAGTCGAAATCGTGGATGATGAAGGTTTCCCATCGACGGATGGAGATTGGTCGGATTGGGCGACGGTTTGGGCAGCGGTTGAACCGCTCTCTACCAACCGTTTGACGACGTTTGTCGCGGCGGCAGCCGTAAATGCTGAAAATACAATCATCGTCCGTATTCGATATCGACCTGGAGTCACAGCAGACATGCGAGTCAAATACGGCAATCGAATCTTTGACATTGATCATCTGATCGACGTCGATGAGCGGCACAGGGAGCTTCAACTGGTCTGTCGGGAGGTGGTGAATGGTGGCTAATATTAGTCTGGACGGCGCCAACGAGCTGATGAAGAAGATAGACTGGATGGAAGATCGGATCAATCGGATGGCAAATAAGGCGCTTCGAGAAGCTGCCAAACCTGTGGCCGAAGCTATGCGGGCGAATGTGAACGTATCAAATAAAGAACATGTCCATATTCGTGATGACATCAAAATCAGTGGTGTGAGAACGAAAGAGGACACCAAATACATTGATGTCGGCCCGGGAAAGGATACGGCGTGGCGGGCGAAGTTTTTGGAATTTGGAACGAGCCATGCGCCTCCCTATCCGTTCATTGAACCGGCCATAAAAGAAACGAAAGAGGAAGTCAAACGCATTTTGCGCGAATCGTTGAAAGCGGGGCTTGGCGGATGATTGACGTCAAGCCCCAAATCTATCAAGCGATGATCAATGATTCGCAATTGGTTGCATTGCTCGGCGGCAAAAATGTATATCAGATCAAAGAAAAGGATGCGACGGTCTTCCCGCGCATCACGTTTTTTGAGCTTGATAACTATGAATCCAGATATGCGGACGATGCGGCATTTGTCGCTGAAATACGCATTCAGATTGATGTATGGCACACCGATAACTATTCATCGATTGTGAACCGTGTCAACGAAATTATGGAGTCATTGGGGTTCGTTCGCTACTTTGCGACGGACCTTTTTGAGTCGGAAACCGAACCAAAATTATTCCATAAGGCTTTGAGGTACAAAATTTCAAAAGTAATTGAGGAGTGAGGAGAAAATGGCAGAAACCGGCGTTCGTGTTGGTTTGCGGGATTTGCACTATGCGATTTTGCAACAAGACGATGAGACCGGAGTGACATATTCTCAACCGAAACTCATGTCGAAAGCGATCCAAGCAACGATCAACCCGACGACGAACTCGCAAACTCTCTATGCCGATGACGGTCCGTCGGATGTTGCAACGGCTTTGGGGGAGATTGCTGTATCCCTCCAAGTTCGTGACTTGCCGAACGATGTTCTTGAAGAAATTCTTGGGCACACCGTTGATCAAAATGGCGTTTTGATCAAAAAATCAACTGATGTGGCGCCATATGTTGCAATTGGATTCCGTTCGGTAAAATCGAACGGGAAATACCGTTATGTATGGCTTTATAAGGGAAAATTTCGACCGCAACAAGATGAATATCAAACCAAGCAAGAACAGCCGGCCTTCCAAACGCCGACGATTGAAGGTACGTTTATTCGGCGTGATTTTGATAATGCTTGGCAGGCAGTCGGTGATGAAGATGATGCGGCGTTTACGAAAGGCGATACTTGGTTTGATGCGGTCTATGATCCGAACGCTCCGGCCGGCTGAACATATGGGGCGGGTAAAAAGCTCGCTCCACCTTTTTATACATAACTATTTTGGGAGGTTTGATCTATGGAACTTACTTTGATGATTGATGGGAAGAAAAAAACGTTTACGACAGGCTTTATTAGTGCCATGATGTACAGGAAAACGCTCGTAATGAGCAAAAAATTGAATAAAAATACGTTCGATGAAAACGATCTTGACGCGATTGTTGATTTTATCGTAGAGTTGTTCGGAAAACAATTTACTCGCGACGAATTTTATCACGGCCTTGCCGCGAATAAATTGGAACAAACCGTCATGGATTGTATTAACGGCATTATTAGCGGTGGAAATGAAGCACTTGGGATCGGGGATGAAGAGAACCCAAACTGAAAGACGGGGTCGAAAAGAGCGACCCCGAAGATGTGATCAAAGATATGTATTTTAATCTCATGAAACAGGGTTGGTCATTATACGAAATCGATAATATGGACATATACTTCTTTTTTGAGCTTTTAAACCACCAATCCAAACCTAAAATCGGATTCATCGATCAAGTGATTTAGAAGGATTCTCCTTTCTAAGAATCGAATATAATGGTTTTGAAAGGGGAATCTTAACATGAAAAAACTATATTTACTGTTTATTCCATTTTTGATTCTTGGTATGGTGGCTTGCTCTGATAAATCAAGCCAAACTAATGGGGAGAAGAACACTGATGCAAAGCAAACAACCAAACAGACAGAGGAAATTAATATTGATCAGGATTTTTTAAACGACGTGGTGAATTTCCGCGATGATATCAAAAACGCAATGGATGATTTGGTTTTATATGATACTTGGAAGGATGTTGGCAGCTTAAGTGATAAGGAATATGAAGAAAAAATAGAATCGTTTTTTGATAAATGGTCAACCGACAAAATTGATGGGAACGCAGAAGAGGCAAGGATAGTAGATATTTGTAACGATCTCATTCTTAAGTATCTAGAATATGTCAAAGATTCTCTTGCCGGACAAAAAGATAAGGCAGATTACGCTTTGGATATTTTCAAAAGTGATCTAAATCAATTAGACAGTATCATTCAGAAATATAATTAAAAGCCACTCCATTCGGAGGGCTTTTTTATTTATGCCCGAAAGGGTGGTGGGGTTCATGGCTGAAGAAATTGAAAATCTTGTAGCCAGAATTACATTCGACGGTACTCAATTCCAAAAAGGCGCTGCGGCGATCAATCGGCAAATAAAAGTTCTTCAATCCGAATTCCAAGCGGCAGCAGCCAAGTTCACGGATTTTGGCAAAAGCACCGATAGTCTAAAGCTGAAATCCGATTCGCTCACGAAGCAAATTGAGCTACAAAAGAAGCGAATCGACGCTTTACGGTCATCACTCCAACAGACTATCGAGAAAAAGGGTGAAGACTCTAAGGCATCACAGAATCTAGCGATCCAGATCAACAACGCGAAAGAAAAGCTCGCCCAAATGGAGAATGAGCTTAAAAAGACAAATGATCAGCTCAAAAAACAAAGCTCTGGATGGAATCAATTTCAACAAAAATTGGGTTCAGCGGGCGAGAAAATGAAAAGCATTGGCGACAAGATGAAAGATGTCGGGGAAAGTATGACCAAAAAGGTGACTGCTCCGATCGTTGGGGTAGGTTTCGCAGCTACGAAAGCAGCTATTGATTTTGAATCCGCTTTTGCAGGAGTTCGAAAAACGGTCAATGCGACCGAGGATGAATACAGGCAACTGGAAAAAGGCATCCGTGATATGGCAAAACAAATCCCGTCATCTGCGGAGGAAATTGCTCATGTCGCCGAAACGGCCGGTCAGCTTGGCATTCAAAAGAAAAACATTCTTTCCTTCACCCGAACGATGATCGACCTTGGCAATTCTACCAACTTGAGCGCCGATGAAGCGGCCACTGCATTAGCTCGTTTGGCGAATATTACTCAAATGCCGCAAAACCAATTCCGTCGTCTTGGGTCAGCCATCGTTGCACTTGGTAACAACATGGCAACGACTGAATCTGAAATCGCGGAAATGGCGCTCCGAATTGCCGGCGCCGGTCATCAAGTTGGAATGACCCAACCACAAATTCTCGGTTTCGCAGCAGCCCTTTCGAGTGTAGGTATCAACGCGGAAGCAGGTGGATCGGCGATTTCCCGTGTCATGATTACGATGGCTAATGCAGTGAAAAACGGCGGGAAAGCATTGGATGAATTTGCGCAAGTAGCGGGAATGTCCTCATCCCAATTCGCAAAGTCGTTCGAAAAAGATGCCGCCGGGTCCATCATTCGGTTTATCGAAGGATTGGCGAAAGTCAAGGAAAGTGGCGGAAATGTATTCCAAGTTCTCAAAGACCTTGGATTGTCTGAAATTGAGGTCCGCGATGCTTTGCTTCGTGCTTCCGGGGCAGGTGACCTATTCCGCCGCTCGTTGCAGCTGAGCACGAAAGCCTGGAAGGATAATAACGCCTTAACTCGTGAAGCAACACAGCGCTACAAAACGACCGAGTCGCAGCTGAAAATCTTTTGGAACCGCATCAAGGATGTCAGTATCTCTCTTGGCCAGGCTCTAATTCCAGCCCTACTTGATGCCATTGACGCATCGAAACCTTTCGTCGATTGGCTGAAAAGAATGGCCGAAGGATTCGCCAAGCTCGACAAACCAACTCAACGGATGATATTGGCTTTTGCTGGCGTTACAGCTGCAATCGGCCCGTTTTTAGCTATGGTTGGACCTTTGGTTGCCGGCATTGGAGCATTGGCTGTTGCATTTAGCGCGGCAGAAATTTCAATCGGAGCGGTATTGGGTCCTATTGGACTTGTTATCGGCGGCATCACAACATTGGGTCTTGCCATTGCTGGGCTAACTCATAGGCAACGTGACTATGCCGATGAAGCAGGCCATTTTCAAAAGGTGAACTTCCAAACGGCAGACAGCCTGATGAAACAGCATGAAGCAAACGAAAAATTGATCGAAGAATTCGATCGTTTACGGAATAAATCGAGCTTAACAACAGAAGAATTTGGTCGTTATCTCGATCTTCAAGATCAACTGAAAGAGACATCTGATCCGGAAGCTATCAAGAGCATAAAGGACCAGATGGAGCAGCTCCGTAAAAAATCGGGGTTGTCAAATGATCAGCTTCAACGAATGGTCGATTTAAACGATAGATTGACCGATAAGCTGCCTGAAGCGACGGCTAAAATTACCGATCAGGGTAATAAGGTTGCGGATACGACTGATAAATTAAAAGAATACAATGAGCAAATGGGTAAAGCGGCGACAATGGAATTGGAACGGCAATACGAAAATGCTTATAGCAATGCGAAAAAGGCCGTCAAGGAAAATAAAGATGCGCACGACAAACTTAACAACAGTATTAAGTTAGAACGCGATTTACTTTCTCTTGTTAGAAATTACAATAAGGAAGATGTAAAAAACGAGCTAAAAAAACATGAAGTCGCTGTCCAAAATCTTCAAATTCTCCTCCGAAGCAATACGCTTCGTGGCGAGCAAAGGAAAACTGTCGTTGAAGCTTTAGAAAAAGAAAAAGAAATCGTTAAGGCGCTAAAAGGTGGAAAAGATGCATTACTTGACGAGGTAAACATTATCGCAAAAGAAAATGACCAGCTTAAAGAGCAAATACGCAATAACAATAAAAAGGTTAAGCAATATGAAGATGCCCGCCGGAAACTAGAAATTCAGTATTTGACAGAGGCCGGTATAAGCAAGAAGATTGCTGAACAAAACGTCAAAAAAGGAACTGAAATCGATTTAATTGATTTGACCATTGCTAAGCTCAAATCAAAATTAAAAACCATCGAAAGAGAAACGCCTCCGAATCAAAAAAATACGGCCGAGTATAGAAGGCAAGTTTCTGCTATCAAAAACCAAATCAGCAATTTAGAGTCTGTTCGTTCCAAGGTCATAGATATAAAAGAGGACGCACAGTCGCTTAATAAGGCCCTTGGAAAAAGCATTTCAAAGAAAATCGATATGAAAGTAGATATCGATTGGTCCAAAATCCCGCCACAACAACGGCGCTTTGTAATCGGCCAAGTCAATGCTTGGAGACTTCAAGGCTACGCGAAGGGCACAGACAACGCTCCGCCCGGATGGGCTTGGGTTGGTGAAGAAGGACCTGAGCTCATGTGGGTCCCGGGTGGTTCCAAGATCATCCCGCATGATCTATCTATGAAAATCGCAAAGATGTGGCAGTTGCCGCAGTTGGCCGTCGGCGGTGATGTGGTGCGTTCCGGCCTTGCCCTGGTGGGCGAGCGAGGCCGTGAGCTCATGAAGCTGCCGGCCGCAGGGACGGCGCCGCTATCCGTGGGCGGCGCTGATATCCGTCAAATCATCATCCGGCAGGATCAGCAAATTGCCATGATGCAACGACAAGTCGATGTTTTGACGCAGATTTTGGCAAAGGACCCAAACTTCTACCTCGATGGGAAATTGATATATAGCGTGAACAAAAAATACGAGAAACAAGAAACCAACATCCGGAACGTGTTCAAGGGGGTGACTAGCTTGTGAGTGAACTGACTTTCAATTTTTGCGGCATCTATGCGGAAGAGCTGTCGCTCACCGTCAACGATATCCGGCGGGCGGTTGTTCCGGAGATCACCGAAAACGTTCAGAACATCCCCGGCATGGTTGGGGAATTGTTCCTCGGAAACAGCTATGGAAAATTGATCTTTGAAATCGATGTGACGCTCAAAGCGAATGACGCTCGGGATCGTGCAGAGAAACTTCACGATCTGGCGAATCTCTTCATGACCTTCGGTGACGGGGAATGGCCGATGATTTTTTCAAATGATGCGGAATACACATATTACGGCCATTTCACCAATATATCAATGCCGCAAAAAATTTTGGAAGGTCATCCCTGGGTGACGTTCACATTGACATTTGCTTGCTCCGATCCGAAAGGCTACGGAGAGTACGAGAGCTATGACATCACCGAAAACCCAATACTCATCACACCAAATGGGACAGCGGAATGCTATCCCATTTTTACTTGCATCCCGAAAAAGGATATCACGAAAATCGCTATTACGGACGAGGAAGGGAATTACGTCTTCATCGGCGCCGACGTCGATCCCGATACAGGGGATGAGCCGGTTGACTTGGAACCGTTGGTACTGCATGACCCGTGTAATACACTCGCGACTTGGACGGAAGTAACAAAAGACAATATCACTTTTGATTTGGAGAATGGCATCCCAAGCGGGCATATGAGAAGTACCACGGATTCAATCAAGGTGGCATTGGACAGCAATGGCGTTTCAGACTTTGGCCCGGCTACCAACGACAAAAAGTGGCACGGCCCGGTCCGTATGCAATGGCTTCCCGGCGCATATTCCGATTTTCGGCTGCTCGTGCGGATGTATAACTATCAATACTACCCGCGAGCACATGGCAAATGTGAGGTCTATCTTCTGGATGAAAACGGCGAGCGGATGGGCAAAATCATGCTGAAAGATGCCAGCAACAGCAAAGAAGTCGCGGCACAAATTCAAATCGGCACGCATAGCGATTTCAAAGAGATCTATGCA